CAATCAGGATTCGGTAGAACAGGAACAGTAGATTGGCAAACAGGAGATATTAAAACTGCAACTTTTACAGCATCTAGTGGAGAAGGTTATTTTTGTAATACAGGGAGTGGTGCTTTTACGGTAAATTTACCAGCAGGAAGCGCTGGAGCAATTGTATCTGTTCAAGATTATAATAATACATTTGATACACACAATTTAACAGTTGTACCAAATGGTTCTGAAAAGATTAATGGTGGATCTGGAGAGTTAATTTTATCAGTTGAGGGACAAGGTGTAACTTTTGTTTATATTGATGGAACAGTCGGTTGGAGATCAGTTCAAGATAATACTTTTGCAACACAAGCTCAAAGTTTTATATCGGCAACAGGTGGAACTGTAACAACTTGTGGTGATTTTAAAATGCACAAATTTACAGGACCAGGCACATTTTGTGTTTCATCAGGAAGTGGTCCTGTTGCACTTGCAGATTATTTTGTAGTAGCTGGTGGTGGATCAGGTGGTGGTGGACATTCACACGGTGGCGGTGGTGGCGGTGGTGGTGTAAGAGTAAGTAATACTTTAGGATGTATACCAGCACCTAGTATGCCAGGAAACACTGTAACGTCTGCCCCTGATGCAATACAAATAAATCCAGGAGCTATTCCAGTAACAGTAGGAGGAGGCGGTGCAGCAACACCAACTAGTAATCCAGCTAGCACTGCTAATAGAGGATCAAATTCAATATTTTCAACAATAACTTCCACTGGTGGTGGAGGTGGAAATCCATCTGGTGGCGGTGTAGTAGGAGGACCTGCAGCCCCAGTTTGTTCACAAAATAGAGGTGGATCTGGTGGTGGAGGTGGTGGACCTCCTAGTAACTCTGATACTACAGGTCAAGGTGGTTTAGGAAATACTCCTTCAGTAAGTCCTCCTCAAGGAAATCCAGGAGGTAATGGAAATTATAGTGGACCAAACTACGGCTCAGGTGGTGGCGGTGGAGCAAGTGGTTCAGGTTCAGGAGGAAATAGCACCACTGGAGGTGCTGGTGGTGGCGGAGCTTTTGTTAATCCAATTTTTGCACCAGGTTGTGCAGGGACTTCAGGACCAACGCCAGGTGTAAGATATTTTTCAGGTGGTGGCGGAGGTTCATCATTTAATGGTGGCAGTCCAGGTTCAGGTGGAGACGGTGGTGGTGGTACAGGGGCGACTTCTCCATCGGTAGGAACTGCAGGAACTGCAAATACTGGTGGCGGTGGAGGTGGAGGTTCTCTTGGACCTCCCGCATCAGCTTATGTACCGGGAAGTGGTGGAGCTGGTGGATCAGGTTATGTTTTAATAAGGTATAAGTTTCAATAGGTAAATTATGAGTGAAGTAAAAGTAAATAAAATTAGTCCAAGAACAAATTGTGGTACAGTCACATTGGGAGATAGTGGAGACACTATTGCTTTAGGAGCTGGTGCTAGTCAAACAGGTTTTGGAAGAAATGGTGCTGTTAATTGGCAAACATCAATTAAAACAACTGCTTTTACAGCAGTATCTGGTGAAGGATATTTTTGTGATACTAATACTAGTGGAGCATTTGCAGTAACACTACCTGCTTCACCATCAGCGGGAGACATCGTAGCAGTGGCTGACTATGCAAATAGTTTTGATACAGCTAATTTAACACTTAATAGAAATGGTTCTAATATTGAAGGAGATGCTTCTAATTTTATTTTTAATGTAGAGGGCGCTGCAATGACTCTGGTTTATGCAGATGCAACAAAAGGTTGGATTGTAACTGAATCAGGTAATAGTGGAGATGGTGATGCTACAAAATTTGTAACAGCAACTGGTGGAACTATTACAACTGTTTGCACAAATTTTAAAGTTCACACATTTACAGGACCGGGAACTTTTGATGTTACTTGTGGAGGTACTGCAAACGGATCAAACACTGTAGATTATATGGTCGTCGCTGGTGGTGGCGGAGGCGGAGGTGGTCACGGTGGTGGTGGCGGAGCCGGAGGTTTTAGAGAATCTCCAGGAGCAGCTTCAGGTTGTTACAGTGTATCTCCTTTAGGCGCAGCTCCGGCTGTAGCTTTAACTGTTCCTGCCCAAGCATATCCAATCACTGTTGGTGCAGGTGGAACCGCAGGACTAGGTTATGCAGTTGGCTCTCCTTCTACTGGTGGAACTGGAGGAAATTCAATTTTTTCAACTATAACTTCTCACGGTGGTGGCGGTGGAGGAGGTTATGACGTAGGGCATCCTCAAGGATTACCAGGGGCTGGTGCGAACGGTGGTTCTGGAGGTGGTGGAGTTGGACAAGTACCTAGTGGACCAGGTGGAACAGGAAATACACCTCCTGTTAATCCTGCACAAGGAACAAATGGAGGCACTTCAAACCAACCTGGAGCCGCAGGTGGTGGTGGAGCGACTGCTGTAGGATCAGCTCCTCCTGGATGTGGAGTTGGTGGAGCAGGTGGTGCTGGAGCAACAACAAGTATTAATGGAACACCAACTGCAAGAGCAGGTGGCGGCGGTGGTGGAGCTGGCGGTGGTCAGACAGCAGGAGCTGGTGGAGCTGGCGGTGGTGGAGCTGGTAGCGTAAGTCCTAATCCGTGTACTGCAGGAACTGCAGGATCAACAAACACTGGCGGTGGTGGTGGCGGTGGAACAGGTGGTGGAAGTCCAGGCGGACCTCCTGCGGGTGGACTTGGTGGATCCGGCGTAGTAATAATAAGGTATAAATTTCAGTAGTTGAATGGTAATTAAAATTAATATATAAGGAGAAACATTATGGCACATTTTGCAAAACTAGGAGCTAACGGAAAAGTTATTCAAGTGTTAACACTTGATAACAAAGATATGTTAAACGCTGATGGTGTTGAAGATGAATTAGTAGGTCAACAATATTTAGAACGACACAATAATTGGCCTGCACAGATGTGGATTCAAACTTCATACAATACAGCCAATAATAAACATAGTTCAGGTGATAATTCAAAAGCATTTAGAGGAAATTACGCAGGTATAGGTTATACTTGGGATGAAGATAATCAAATCTTTTGGGCTAAAAAACCTTATGCATCTTGGGTAAAAAATACAACTGATGCAAGGTGGCAATCACCAATTGGTGATGCTCCTGATTTAACAGAGGCAGAATTATCAGCAAACAAACACTATGTTTGGAATGAAGACGGACAGTCTTGGGACTTGACAGATTTAATAATATAAATTACATTTGGTGGTGGTATGCACAAGAAAGTATTATCAGAAATAGCTTTATATGTCGGTGATGTAACAATGCCTAAAGATTGGGACATTGATAGAGATAAACTACAAGACCATATTTTAAAATCAAATGTTACAGACTCACCATTTCCTTTTTCTAAAACTTGGGATATGTTAAATACTTACATTAGAGAACATATAAATTTGGAATATCAATTTGATTTAATAAATAAAGAAACGTGGGGCAATATGTATAAGCCTCAAGAAACTACAATTCCTTTATTAAATATAGATCCTGTGGATTTGCGGAACTCTCCTGACTATACATTTTTATATGGTGTAAATGTTAAAAATTGTATGGTTCGAATACATTATGAAGACAATAGACGTAAAGGTAGATCCTGGGATATAGAACTTAAAAATAATATGTTTATTATGTTTCCATCAACCAATATGTACTACATAACTAATAATCAAAAAAATCAATTAAACTTTGTTTTAACAACTACTTATGAATATATCTAATTATTATTGGTATTTTAGTGGTGTATTAACACCTAGATTTTGTGATGATGTAATTGAATATGCTAATGCACAAAAAGAAGTTATGGCTAGAACAGGTGGGTTTGGTGATAAAGAATTAAATAAAGAAGAAGTTAAAAATTTACAAAGAAAAAGAAAATCAGATTTAGTGTGGCTTAATGATACTTGGATATATAAAGAATTACATCCATATGTTCACGAAGCAAATAGAATGGCTGGTTGGAATTTTGATTGGGAAAGATCAGAGTCTTGTCAATTTACAAAATATAAACTAAACCAATACTATGATTGGCATTGTGATAGTTGGGATAAACCTTATGAAAAAGAAGGACCAGAAAAAGGTAAAATAAGAAAATTATCTATGACTTGTCAGTTGACAGATGGATCAGAATATAAAGGTGGTGAATTAGAATTTGATTTTAGAAACTATGATCCACATATGAGAGACGAATCAAAACATAGAATACAATGTAAAGAGATATTACCAAAAGGATCTATTATTGTATTTCCTAGTTTTGTGTGGCATAGAGTTAAACCAGTAACATCAGGCACAAGATATAGCCTTGTGGTATGGCATTTAGGGAGGCCTTTTAGATAATGTATATAAATAACTATTTTAATACAACAATTTGGTCAGAACAAAAACCAGAGTTTGTAAAGTCATTAAACAAAGCTAGTAATAAATATATTAGCGATGCTCGTAAAAGAGAAAAAGAATACATAAAAAAACACGGAGACTTTGGAAGATCCTATCACTCAACACCCCTAACAGCTGATAATGATTTTTTAGATTTTAGAAATTACATTGGTCAAAAATCTTGGGAATATTTAGATCACCAAGGTTATGATATGTCACAATATCAAACTATGTTTAGTGAGCTATGGGTACAAGAGTTTGCTAAAAAAGGCGGTGGTCACCACTCTGCACACATACATTGGAATCAACACGTATCAGGTTTTTATTTTTTAAAATGCAGTGATAAAACATCATACCCAATCTTTCACGAACCAAGAACAGGTGCAAGATCTACAAAATTAAGAATGAAACCAGATTTAAAAGGTGTATGGCCAGGTTCTGAATTAATACATTTTAAACCAACACCAGGCACACTAATTATATTTCCAGGATATTTAGAACACGAATATGCAGTAGATTTTGGTATTGAACCATTTAGGTTTATACATTGGAACATACAAGCAGTGCCAAAAGAAATGGCTAAAGATGTCGTTTAAAAAAAATAAATATACAGTTATCCGTCAAGCAATATCAAAAGATCTAGCAAATTTTGTTGCAAACTATTTTTTAATGCAAAAACAAGTTTATGATACTTGTAAAGCTGCAAGATATTTTTCACCATTTGAAACAATCATTGGATACTACGAAGGTAAGGATGAACAGATACCAAATACATATTCTTCTTATGGTAATATAGCTATGGAAACTTTATTACTTAAATGTCAACCAGGTATGGAGAAAGCGACAGGATTAAAATTATATCCTGCATATACCTACGCAAGAATATATAAAAAAGGTGATGAACTTAAAAGACACAAAGATAGATTTAGTTGTGAAATATCTACGACTATGAACCTTGGTGGTGATGACTGGCCAATATATTTAAGTCCAAATGAAAATGTAGGTGCACCAGATGGTAAAAACATTACTGCAGCTAGTAAAGCAAAAGGGGTTAGGGTAGACTTAAAACCGGGAGATATGTTGGTTTATAGAGGTGTTGAGCTAGAACATTGGAGAGAAAAATTCAAAGGCAAAGAATGCGTACAAGTTTTTCTGCATTATAACAATCGTAAAACACCTGGAGCGAAGGATAATATGTTT